TGGCAGCTAAACATCCTGATTTTACAACCATCGCACAAGATGCTGGTTTCCAAGATTGGGTGAAGTCTTCTGCAATTCGCTTGCAGTTATTTGCTAAAGCAGACGCTGAGTACGACTTTGAGAGTGCTGATGAATTGTTATCTACCTACAAGGAGATTAAACAAATCAAACAGGCTCAACAAGTTCAACAAACAGCATCAGCTGCTAAGGTAGAGAGTCAAGCTCAAGAACAGGCAATGAAGGCAGCTACTGTTGATGTTGGCGGTGCTGGTGAGTCTAGTAGAAAAGTGTATCGTAGAGCAGACCTTATTAAATTGAGAATGACTGACCCTGCAAGATATGACGCTATGTCTGATGAGATTATGGCTGCGTATGCTGAGGGGAGAGTCAAGTAATTTTAGCATTTAACTTTTAAGGAAATTTATCATGGCATTATCAAAAGTAGCATATCCTGGCGACAGTGGTTCAATCGTCAACAATTCAAACGCAGCTAATTTCATTCCAGAAATTTGGAGTGATGAGGTTATTGCAGCCTACAAGAAAAACTTGGTATTGGCAAACTTAGTTCGCAAGATGTCTTTCAAAGGCAAAAAAGGCGACACATTGCACATTCCAAAGCCAACTCGTGGTTCTGCAACTGCTAAAGCTGCTAACACTGCAGTTACTGTACAAGCTGACGCTGAGTCAGAAGTACAAGTTTTGATTAACAAGCACTATGAGTACTCACGCTTCATTGAGGACATCACTGCTGTTCAAGCTTTGACTTCATTGCGTTCTTTCTACACAGAAGACGCTGGCTACGCTTTGGCTAAACAAGTTGACGACGAGCTTATCGCTTTAGGTAAGTCTTTCGGTGACGGTGACGCTTCTGACTGGACTCACTCTAACAGCTATTTCATTGACGCTTCTACTGGTTTGACTGCTTACGCTGTTGACACAGTAACAACTTCTGATGTTTTCACTGACGCTGGCTTCCGCAAGTTGATTCAGTTGATGGACGACGCAGATGTACCAATGGACGGTCGTAAGTTTGTAATCCCACCATCATTGCGTAACGCTATCATGGGTGTTGACCGCTACAACTCTAGCGACTTCGTTGACGGTCGTGGTGTTCAGAACGGTCAAATCGGTAAGTTGTACGGTATTGACATCTATGTGTCTTCTAACTGCCCAACTATTGAAACTGCTGCTGAGAACTCAGCTGGTGACGCTGTTAAAGCAGCTTTGTTGTTCCACACTGATACAATGGTGTTGGCAGAGCAAGTTGGTGTTCGCTCACAGACTCAGTACAAACAAGAGTACTTGTCTACTCTTTACACTGCCGATACATTGTTCGGTGTGAAGACTGTACGACCAGAAGCTGGTTTCGTATTGGCTGTAAACGCTTAATTAAGCAACTAAGATTCCCTGCTTCGGCAGGGGTCTTTTTTAAGGGCTCTCTATAGAGCTTTTAAACAAGACACAAAGGATACAATCTATGGCGATATATCGTGGTCCAGGCGGTGCAGGAGACGCTACAGCAGACGCTGCAAGTGAAGCATCACTGATTAAAACTTTAGCAGTAGAAGTACAAGCTGACGCTGATGCTGCTGAAGCTGCTAGAGCTGCTGCTGTCGCTGCACAAACTGCCGCAGAGCTAGCTGAAACAAACGCAGAGACTGCAGAAGCTAACGCTGAGACTGCAGAGACTAACGCAGAGACGGCAGAAGCTAACGCTGAAGCTGCTCAAGCAGCTGCAGAAGCTGCACAGGCTGCCGCAGAAGCAGCTCAGACTGCTGCTGAAACCGCAGAAACAAATGCCGAGACAGCTGAGACTAACGCTGAGACAGCTGCTACCAATGCAGCAAGTTCTGCTAGTTCTGCATCTACATCAGCAAGCAACGCAGCGACATCCGCTACCAACGCTTCCAACTCAGCCAGTGCTGCAGCTACATCAGCTACTAATGCTTCTAACAGTGCTACAGCTGCTGCGACTTCAGCCACTAATGCAAGTAACTCAGCGACTGCCGCAGCGAACAGTGCAACTGCTGCACAGACTGCAGAGACCAATGCCGAGACAGCTGAAGCCAATGCTGAGACTGCACAAGCTGCTGCTGAGGCTGCTCAATTAGCAGCTGAGACTGCAGAGACTAATGCAGAGACAGCAGAGACAAATGCAGAAACTGCTGCAACTAACGCTTCTAACTCTGCATCAGCTGCAGCGACATCTGCGACTAATGCAAGTAACTCTGCCAGTGCAGCTGCTACCAGTGCAAGTAATGCAGCTACTTCAGAAAGTAATGCTGCAACTTCAGCTACGAATGCAGCAAACAGTGCTACAGCCGCTGCTGCCAGTGCTACATTAGCCGCTAGTTATACACCATCTCAGACAGGTAACGCAGGTAAGTATCTTACTACTGACGGAACTAACACATCTTGGGATGCTTTAGCCACAGTAGCTAATAGCGGTTCTTATAATGATTTGTCTGATAAACCAACGCTAACAACTAACTTAGACGGTTTAACAGATGTAACAATTACGACTCCATCAACAGACCAAGTTCTTAAATACAACGGTACTGTTTGGGTTAACGGTGCAGCTCCTGCTGGTGGTCAATACTTTGGCAGTGCTGCTGTTAAAGCAATTGCTTACAATGCACAAACAATTGCTGAGAATGTCACAGTAACTTCAGGTAACAATGGGTTATCTGCAGGTCCTATAACAATTGACACTGGCTATACAGTAACTGTAGAGTCTGGTGCTAACTGGGTGATTGTATGACGATTACACTTAATGGTACTACTGGTATTGATACACCAGCGATTGAAACAGATTCTTTAGTTATCCCTACTGAAATTATCAATGGAATTACTGTAGGTAAGGGTGGTGGTGTTGTATCTACTAATACTGCAGTAGGTTATCAGGCAGCTTATTCAAATGTGACAGGAACTAGAGTTACTGCGATTGGATACCAAGCTCTTTACACAAATACCGCAAGCGAAAATACTGCTATTGGTGCTAGAGCAATGCTATCAACTACCACTGGTGCGAATAACACCGCAGTCGGTAGAGACTCAATGTATTTTAATACTACTGGTGCTAACAACTCTGCATTAGGTTTAAATTCACTTATTGCTAATACTACAGGAAGCTATAACACAGCTATCGGTAGAGATGCACTCCAAGCAAACACCACAGCATCTAATAACACAGCAGTAGGTTATCAGGCTGGTTATTCAAACGCTGCTGGCGGTGGTAATGTGGATGCTTTTGGTTACCAAGCACTTTATTCAGCTAATGCAGCCGATAAGAATATTGCTTTTGGTGAAAGGGCAGCAAGACAAACTACTACTGGTATTCGTAACTCTGCTTTTGGTTACTATGCCTTATACACAAACACTACTGGGGGATACAACACCGCTATTGGTGATAATTCCCTCTACTCCAACACCACAGCAGACTACAACACAGCAGTAGGCTATCAAGCTGGATATAGTGTAACAACTGGTGGTACTAATGTATTTCTTGGTAGGCTAGCTGGAAGCAATACAACAACAGGATTTTCAAATACTTATATTGGAAATAACGCACAAGGTTCTGCTGTTGGTAACAACAATGAAATTGTCATTGGTAATTCTGCTACAGGTAAAGGTTCAGCTACAGGATTTATTTATCCTAACGGTGGTGGTGTATATCAAGGAAACAACTCTAGCTCCTGGTCAACCACTTCAGACCGAAGACTAAAGAAAAACATTGTTGATAACAACACAGGATTAGAAAAAATAACAGCTATTCAGGTTCGTAACTTTGAATATAGATTACCTGAAGAGGTTGATGTAGAATTAAGCCCTAATGACGCTATTCAAAAACAAGGTGTTCAGCTTGGTGTTATTGCTCAAGAACTTCAACAGGTGCTGCCAGAGTGTGTGAAGCAAGAATCTACTGGGGTATTATCAGTAGACACAGACAACCTGACTTGGTACTTGATTAACGCAGTAAAACAGTTAAAAGCTGAAATTGACCAACTTAAAGGAGTATAAATAATGGAACAAATCGTAACAGCAGAAGAAATTACTCGCCATTACTCCGCTTGTATGGACTCAGTAAACCTCATCAATGCTGGTAAACCTGAGAATATGAATGATGAAGAATGGACTGACACAGTTGCTAGAAACAAAGAGCATTTAAAGATTATGTTAGCTAAAGACTTTTGGACTACAGAAGATTTAACACCTCTACAACAAGCGAGTGAATAATGGGTCTTAAACTAAAAACAGCTAGTAATGGAAGTGTATCGTTAGAGCCTACTAATACTGCATCAGACTATACTCTGACTGTACCTGCACAGACTTCAACTATTATTACTAAAGATAGTACAAGTGGTATGGCTGTTCCAGCTTTCAGTGCTTATAACAGTGCAGGACAAACAATTTCAGGTTCAACTTGGACAAAAATAACTTTTGACACAGAAGAATTTGATACAAATAATAATTTTTCATCAAGTCGTTTTACTCCAGCTGTTGCTGGTTATTATCAAATATCTTGGAATGTGGAAATTTCATCAAATTATTGCTCAACTTTATCTCATTTATATAAAAATGGTAGTAACTCTGGAACATCAAAACAAGGTCAATGGATAAAAGATTATGGTGGTGGAACTGTTGGTTCTTGCCTTATATATGCAAACGGCTCTACTGATTATTTTGAAATTTATGTAAATTTTAGCGTTGGTCAATCTGTTGGGGCATCACAACAAGGTTGCTATTTTCAAGGTGTTTTAGTAAGGGCTGCTTAATATGACTTTATACGACAAAATCATGGCTCTATATCCTGAGCTAACAGACAAAGACTTTTTAACTGTCATCACTTTACAAAACGATTCAGATGGAAAAGGCGATTACATTGCTAAGTGGGAGCATCCAACATTAGCTAGACCAACAGAGGAGCAATTGGCATGAGTTTAAGTATTAGCGGAAGTCAGATTACTTTTAGTGATGGCTCTACTCAGAACACAGCACCTAATGGTTCATTTAAGAACCGCATCATCAATGGTGCAATGATGATAAGTCAGCGTGGGACTTCTTTTGCATCATCTTCAGTTTCTGCTGGTGATTACCAGTTAGATAGATGGTATGCTTGGTGTAACAACGGCTCGGCAAATGCTACTGTTGCACAATCATCAACTGCACCAGCTGGCTTTATTAATTCATTACTTTTTACTAATGTTTCTGCTGTAACTGTTGGTTCTACTGATAGGGGTCAACTAACTCAATTAATTGAAGGATTAAATGTAGCTGACTTAGCTTGGGGAACTGCAAGTGCATCACCTGTTACTTTATCGTTCTGGGTTCGTAGTTCTTTAACTGGTCAGTTTGGGGGTTCTTTGCAAAATAGTGCAAATACTCGTTCTTATCCGTTTAGCTACACTATTAATTCTGCAAACACTTGGGAACAGAAATCAATCACTATTGCTGGAGATACAACAGGTACTTGGCTAACCACTAATTCTACTGGTATTCAGCTTAACTTTGACTTAGGATGCGGTTCAACACTAAAAGGAACAGCTGGGGCATGGGCTGGAGCAAACTATCGTGGTGCAACTGGTGATGTTGATTTAACAGCTAATGCTGGTGCTACTTTCTACATCACAGGTGTTCAACTAGAAAAAGGCTCTACTGCTACTAGCTTTGATTACAGACCTTATGGAACTGAGTTAGCTTTGTGTCAGAGGTATTATGCAAAAATGACTTCATCTTCTGGTAGTTATAATGCGTTTGGTGCAGGGTATAATTTCAGTTCAACATCATCCGCAATTTTTGTTAAATATCCAGCTACTATGAGAGCAACACCTACAGCATCCGCAAGTGGTGTAAGGTGCGACACTCAAACAGGTACTAGTCCAACTTCTATAGGTGCAGCTTATTATGGTCTTGATTCTGCACACCTGCAATTCACAAATGGTTCAGGTCTTACCTCTGGTCAAGGTACTGTTTTAATGGGAAACAATAACCCAAATGCATATGTAGATTTTTCAGCGGAGTTATAAAATGTATAGAAAGACATTAAATAGTTTTGGTGGCGAACCGCAAAGTGTAATCCGCACAACAGACGGTGCTTGCATCCCATTTGACCCAGCCAACACAGACTACCAAGCCTACCTAAAGTGGGTAGCAGAAGGCAATCAACCTTTACCAGCGGATGAGTAAGCATGAGCGACTTAGAAAGAGTAGCAGTAGTAGAGACTAAAGTAGAGACGCTGGAAGACCAGCACAAAGAACTACTGAAGTTACTGCATGAGATTAAAGACGAGATGACTCGTTACAAAGGATTCGTTGGTGGTATTGCTTTCCTAGTATCTTGCTTAGGTGTAGCTGCTGCCTTCTTTAAAGACTGGATAATTAAACACTTATGAGAGAACTAACAGTAGGTAAAAACCTCACAGCAGGTAGTAGCAACACTATCTATACAGTTCCTAAAGGTTGTAAAGCGATTGCTACATTGTTGTTCATTGCTAACGGTGGTGGTAGTTCTGCTAGCGTATCAGCAGGTTGGCACGATGTTAGCTATGGTGCAACTATCACTATCTCTGGAGCGAAGAACTTAGGTGCAGGTGAATATTTGCAGTTCTCTGATGGACGCATGGTGATGGATGAGGGTGACTATCTAACCGTAACTCCAGCAGCAGGCTCTACATTCTCAGTGATTCTGACGATGGAGATTCTACAAAACACTGCTTATCAGAACGGAAGCTAATTATGAAACCAGGATTGTATGCAAACATTCATGCCAAGCGTAAGCGTATCGCTGCTGGCTCAGGTGAGAAGATGCGTAAGGTAGGTAGTAAAGGTGCTCCATCTGCTAAAGACTTTAAAGACGCTGCTAAGACAGCTAAGAAGGGTAAGAAATGAAGAAAGACTCAAGACTAGCTAAAGCAGGTGTTTCAGGCTATAACAAGCCTAAGAAGACACCAAGTCACCCTACTAAGTCTCATGTGGTAGTAGCTAAATCAGGAGACCAGGTAAAGACTATTCGCTTTGGTCAGCAAGGTGTTAAAGGCAGTCCAGATGGTTCTAAGCGTAATGAAGCTTTTAAAGCTCGTCATGCTAAGAATATCTCTAAAGGTAAGATGTCAGCGGCTTACTGGGCTGACAAGGTTAAATGGTAAACAGGAGCTAATATGCCGCTAAAAAAAGGTAAATCAGACAAAACAGTATCTTCTAACATCCGTATGTTGATGAAGGAAGGAAAGCCACAGAAACAAGCTATTGCCATTAGTTTGTCAAAAGCTGGTAAATCTAAACCAATGATGATGAAAAAAAGTGGTCGTGGACGCTAAATAGTTGTTGACAAAGCTATAAAAATGTGCTAAACTTAGGAATATTATGACATATCTTCAATTAGTAAATGCCGTATTAAGACGACTCCGAGAGACTGAGGTTTCATCGGTGTCTGACAATGCTTATTCCAAGATGATTGGAGACTTTGTCAATGATGCTAAACGAAATGTAGAAGATTCTTACAACTGGAATGCGTTGTATGATACATTGTCTGCAACTACAACATCGGATGTTTTCAACTATGTTTTAACTGGTTCAGGACAAAGATTCCGTGTGGTTGATATTCTTAACGACACATCTAACTGGTTTTTACAGGAAAAGTCTACTCAATGGTTTGACCAACAATTCTTGTTGACAACACCCGTTAAAGGCTCGCCACAGTATTACAACTTCAACGGTGTGAATGTCAATGGCGACACACAAGTTGATTTATTTCCAATTCCTAATGGTGCTTACGATATTCGTTTCAATGTGGTGCTACCTCAGCCAGATTTAACTTCTAACACAACTGTGCTTAAAGTACCGCATGAGCCAGTGATTTTCTTAGCTTACGCTAAAGCCTTAGCAGAGCGTGGAGAAGACGGTGGTTTAGCATCAAGCGAAGCAGCACAACTATACAGACAATCTTTAGCGGATGCTATTGCTCTTGAAAGCGGTAGATACGGTGAAGAATCACAATTCTACTGGGTATAATTAATGGCTGAACAGCTCTTAACAGGCTCTATCGCTGCTCCAGGTTTCTTTGGGTTAAATACTCAAGACTCTTCTATTCAGCTATCTAGCGGATATGCCCTAGAAGCTTTTAACTGCGTTATTGACCAGTATGGTCGTATCGGTGCTCGTAAAGGGTGGACTAAGGTTAATACTTCTGCAGCCTCTACAGGCAACTTTAGAGCTATTTATGAAGTTGTTAAAGATGATGGTAGTGTAGTGTTGTCTGCGGCTAATAATAAGCTTTATAGTGGTACTACAACACTAACGGAACTGGCTGTTCGTAATTCAGACAACACAGCTGATTTAACTTACACTATAAGCGATGACAACTGGCAGATTAGTGGAATGCCTTATGACACTGGAGCAACTCCTTCAGGTCACGCTATCTTGGTACAAGCAGGACATCCTTCTCTTGTCTATCATAAGCTAGGCTCTACAGCTCATGCACATACAGGTTCTTATGGTCTACAACGCTTAGGTGATGTAGCGACTAATTTACCAGGAACTTATACAGTAACAAGCTTTACACCTAACTGTGTGATGACTTCTTTTGGTCGTGTTTGGGTTGCTGATATTGCTAACGATAGACAAACAGTTTACTTTTCTGATTTGTTGAATCCAGCAGAGTGGAAGACAGGCACTTCAGGTTATCTTAATATCAGTGAAGTTGTTCCAAATAATGACCCTATTGTTGCTTTAGCGTCTCACAATGGATTCTTAATCATATTTTGTGAGCGTCATATTGTTATTTATGAAAACCCTGTAGACCCATCAGCATTGACTCTAAAAGATGTAATCACAGGTGTTGGCTGTATTGCTAGAGATTCTGTGGCTTCTATTGGTTCTGACATCTTGTTCTTGTCTCAGACTGGTGTTCAGTCTTTACAGAGAGTTGTGCAAGAAAAGTCTTTACCATTTAGAGATGTGTCTAAGAATGTTCGTGATAGCCTATTAGTGAATGTCAACAGCGAGACATTGAAATATATCAAAGCTATTTACTATCCTACGGATGCTCATTACTTATTAGCACTACCTTCTACTGGTTTTACTTATTGTTTTGATACACGAGGTGTGTTAGAGAACGGTGCTTCACGAACAACTATTTGGAAAGACATCAAACCAACAGCATTTAACTTAACTCAGAACAAAGAACTGTACATCGGTAAACCTGGTTACATTGGTAAATATAGCGGATACCAAGACAACGGTGTGACTTATCGTATGTCTTACTTTACAAACTATTTTGACTTTGAACAACCAGCAACTACTAAGATGATGAAAAAGATTAACTTAGTTGCTATTGGTGGTTCTGCACAGGCAATCTCGTTTAAGTGGGGCTTTGACTACACCAGTAATTATCGTTCACAAGTTGTTACGCTAGATACATTGACAGTGTTTGAATACGGTGTAGGTGAGTATAACATTGCTACTTATTCTAACGGTATTGCTTTGGACAATGCTCAAGTCAATGCTGGAGGTTCAGGTAAAGTAGTACAACTAGGTTTTGAAGCAGATATTAATAACGCTCCTTTAAGTATCCAAAAGATTGACTTTGGTCTAAAGGCTGGTAAGACTTTGATTTAAGGACAAGATATGTCAAACTATACAAAAGCAACTAACTTTGCAACTAAAGACACTTTACCTACAGGTGACTCAGGTAAGATTGTTAAAGGCACAGAGATTGATAATGAGTTCAACGCAATTGCCTCTGCAATCTCATCTAAAGCTGACACAGCTAGTCCTACTTTCACTGGTACACCAGCAGCTCCAACAGCGACTTCTGGTTCAAACACAACACAAATTGCCACAACAGCCTATGTTAAAGGCGAAGTAGACACAGCAGTTGCTGCTATAGATGCTGATGCTGTGCAAACTTTAACAAATAAAACTATTGATTTAGGTGACAATACTGTCACAGGCACTTTGGCAGAGTTTAATACTGCTGTTAGCGATGCTAACTTAGCTAGTTTAGCTGGTAGTGAAACACTAACAAACAAAACAATTGCATTAGGCTCTAATACCGTCAGCGGTACTAAGTCTCAGTTTAACACCGCTGTAACTGATACAGACTTTGCTTTTACCAATGACTTTACAGGTTCTAATCAGTCTCTAGGTACAAACGGTTATCAAAAGCTTCCTGGTGGCTTGATTATTCAATGGGGTGAAGTCTCTGTATCACCAGACGGTACTGCGACAGTTACTTGGAATACAGCATATCCTACAGCGTGTTTACAGGCTGTGTGTACACAAGGTGACGCATTTGGATTGTCTAGCGATGCTGGAGCTAGTATTTACAACTTAAGCACTACAAATGCAACAGTGCGTAACGGTGCAAACAATGGCGGTGCTAACTCAACATTGCGTTGGTTTTCTGTTGGGTATTAATGATTAGTTGTAAGACACCAGTCGTACAGCGTAGCGACTATGTGATGTACTTAGAGTTCTTCGCTGATATGCACTGGTTTCACACAGATGTCTTTAAGTGGAACAAAGCAGTAAAGAAGAAGTATTTAGAAGATTTAAATTTATTACAGTATCTTGTTGGAACTCCGCTAGTTGCGTTAGTTGAAAAAGACAATACAAAATTAGCGAAGTTTGGTGAGACAACAGGTTGGCAATTACTGCAACCATATCAATTAAACAACGGTAAAGAAGCATACATTTATACTTGGAGTAAATAATGGGTGATATAGTCGGTCCAATTCTTGGATACCAAGGAGCTAAAAAGCAAGCAGCTGCTACTAGAGACGCTGCTCAACTACAGGCAGATGCTGCGGTACAAGCAGCGGAGATGGCTCGCTTTAGACCTGTAGGTATCACTACAGGCTTCGGAACATCTACATTCGGTACAGATGCTGAAGGTAATGTCACATCAGCGGGTTATACACTAACTCCTGAACTACAAGCCATCAGAGACAGGCTGATTACTCAAGCTGGTGCTTATGACCCTACTTCAGCTATATCACTTACACAACCGTTGACAAGCGGTGCTCAGTCTTTATTTGGACTAGGTTCTCAGTACTTAGCTGAATCTCCTGAACAAGCCGCTAGAAACTATATTGCTGGTCGTCAATCTTTGTTAGGACCGCAAAGAGAAAGAGAACTAGCCAGTATTCGTAACCGTTTATTTACCACAGGTCGTACAGGTTTAGCTACTGGCGGTACAGCTGCTGGAAACATGGCTCAGACAAACCCAGAATTGGCTGCTTACTATAACGCTGTAGCTAATCAAGATTTACAATTAGCTGCAGAAGCTGATAGAGCTGCTAAAGAGAATATTAGCTTTGGTGCTGGTTTATTTGGTACTGGCTCTGCATTGGCTGGTAATGTTCCTTCATTATTGACTAGCTACTACAGCCCACTACAGACTCAACTAGGTGTTGCAGGTTCTGTAGAGCAATTAGGACAACAACCATTTGAGCTTGGTTCTGCTATTGGCGGTCGTACTGCTACAGCAGGTGCTGCTGCTGGTAACTTATTGTCTAGTGGTATTGGCGGTGCAAGTCGTACATTGGCTGGTATTACAGACCCAACAGCTGCCTTGCTTGGTTCTTTTGGTAGACAGATTAGCACTTCTTCACCTACATCTTCTTGGTTTAATAATTTAATCAGTCCTTATGGAGGAACACCTCAAGGCGGATATGGACAACAAAACCAATACTTAGCAGGTGCTTATTCTAATCCTCAAACAGAACAAGCAAGAATGTTAGCAGCACAAATGGAAGGATTCTAATTATGGCTGAAAAAGATATTGTAGGCGGTATTTTCGGGATTACTCCTGAGATGTATCAAAGAAATTTAGCAGCTAGGGATACAGCAACTAATGCTCAACTAGCTCAGTTAGCACCAGGACAACTAGCTGGTTTCTATGCTATGGAAGCTGGAAGCGGCTTAGGTCGTGCTACTCAAGGTTTGTTAGGTGTTGAAGACCCTGAATTGGCTAAGATTCGTGATGTACAGCAAATGCGTGGTATGTTTGATTTAAGCACACCAGCAGGTATGCGTCAGTTTGCTAAAGCGTTGTCAGACAAAGGCTATGGCGATTTAGCTATCCAAGCATCTGCAAGAGCTGCTGATATTGATAAAGAAATTGCTACTGCTGAACAAAAACGAGTAGAAAAACTACCTACTATTGCAAATCTTCAACTTTACAGAGATAGGCTTGTTAATACTTTAGGACCTAATGACCCTCGTGTTAAAGAAGTGGATGCTGTTATTAAAGCAGAGGGAGAAGGAAAAGGAACTAAGATTGTTCTTCCAGGAGAACAGCAAGATAAAGAATTGCGTGCTGCTCGTGTTAAAAAGCTTATTGACTATGAAGACAGAGCTTCTTCAGCATCTTCAACACTTCAGTTAGTTCAAGACTTTAACTCTGTGTTAGATAAAGCGTTTACTGGAACAGCCGCAGGTGCTAAACTTACAGCAGGTCAAGTGGCTAATGCTTTAGGTGTTACAGTGACTGGTACAACAGAATCAGAACAACTAGACCAGTTGTTTGCAGCATTGACTGTTGGACAAGCTAAGAACTTAAAAGGTGCTTTGTCTGATAAAGATGTGAAGTTCTTGAAAGAAGCTGTCGGTAGCCGTGGTTTGACTAAAGATACTCTTGTGGCTGTTATTAACAGAATTGCTAGAGAAGCTGAAGTTGATAAGTCTGTTTATAATAAAGCAAGTTCTTTCCAAGGAGATTTAGCTAAGTTTGACTTTGCAAAAGCTCAAGAAGAATCAAGAAAAGAAATTAATGAGAAGTTTGCTAAACAACAAAGATTAAACGAGCTTCGTAGAAAACAAAATCAATAAGGACTAATATGGCACTTTCAGCTCAAGAGCAACAAGAATTAGACCGTCTTGAAAAAGAACTAGGCGGTAATTCGTCTTATGTTTCTGTATTGTCACCAAACTATCAGCCTCCTTCTTTAGGACAGCAGTTTAAAGAAGCAACAATTGAATCACTTCCAGAGCTTGGTGGTATGTTAGGTGGTGCTTTAGGTGTGGCAACAACTCGTTCTCCTGCTGGCGGTAGAGTAGGTGGTTTGTTAGGTCAAGCGACTGTTAGAGGAACAGTCGGTGCTGGCTTTGGCGGTGCTATTGGAGAAGCTGGTAAACAGGCTATTCAAGGCACTCCTGACTTTCTTAAAGTTGTTACATCAGGTGTTGAACAAGCGACTTACGACTCTTTAGGTAACTTAGTGTTTAGTGCTGGTGGAAAGCTATATAACATCGGTAAAGACAGACTAATGGGCTTCTTTGGTAACAATGTCCCAGCAGACCCTAACATTGCTGCTGTATTAGCTTCTGACAGACTATTGAAAGAGTCAGGCGGGTTTGGTCTAACTCCATTCCAGTCTACTGGCAGCACAATGTCTGGTATTTCAGAGTCTCTTGCTCGTGGTTCATTCACAGGAAAGCCTGTAATGATGGCTGCTGAGAAAGCAACAGACAAAGCTATTCAGACAGCTAAGAATCGTGTCTTAGATGATATTACAACTAGCGTTTATGACAGCGTTGCTACAGGTCAAAGCTTTGCTGACAGCATTGCTGCTGGCGACCAAGCCCTAAAGAACACAGTTCGTCCTTACTATCAGACACTAACAAAACAAAGCACTATTCCTGTAGATTTAGTTCCTTTGCAAAATAAAGCTAATCAGTTATTAAACAGAGCTGATAAAGCTGGTGGTTTAACCATATCTGCTGGTGAACGAACATTATTGACTCAAATCTCAGAAGCACCTGAAAAGGTAGACTTTGGTGTTGCTCATGAAATCTTATCAAGCTTTAAAACAAAGCTAAGAGACTTACAAAAGACATCAGAGCCTGATACTGCTTTAGTAGCTCAAGCTAAGTCGTTTGTGTCTAGCTTAGAAAAACAGATGGACGCAGCTGGTAGCAAGTTAAAAGGCTCTGCTTTAGATTTTGACGGTCGTCTACCTGAAGATACTAGCAAAACACTAGCAGAACAATACAAATTCTATTCAACATTGTATAGAAACAGTATTACTGACTTGTACACAGATACAACATCTAAGCTTTTAACAAAAGACCCAGAGTTTGTCGGTAAGAACATCTTTGCTTCTGGTAATGTAACTGCATTTGACGATTTCCAAAAAGGATTGACTCGTGCTAAACAACTAGATAAAACACTTGATATTGAAAGCACTATCAATGGTGTTCGTAGAGGCTATGTTGAAAACTTGTTAAAGTCTGAAAATTCATTAGACAAGATTGGTACAAAGTTAGAAAGCGATGAAGCACTACGCAGAACTTTTGAAAAGGTATTGACTAAAGACCAACAAAGCAATGTAAAGCGTTTGTTAAAAGCTGCTGAGTTGTCTTCTGTTAAACCTCCTGCAGAAGCTCCTTTATTCTTGGCTGCACAGCAAGCTCAAGCGGTAGGTACTCTAGGTGGCGGTGCTTTATTGATTCTTAATCCTGATGCACAAAAAGTAGCTGCTGACAATCCAGGATGGACAACACTGGCTGCTGGCTCTGTATTACTAGGTCCTCGTTTTATTGCTAAGTCTATTACAGACCCTAAAGCAACGAATGCTGCACTTGCGTTGATTAAACAGCAAGAGACAGGTCCTATTACTGGTCCGTTGTTCTTAAAAGCTATTAAGGCATTTGAACAAGCGGGTATCACTGCTGAAGACTTTATTGATTCAAGAGCAGAGACTAAACAAAGTGCTCCTGTAGGGTTGACAGACTCTGAGAAAGAAGAGCTACAGAGATTGGAGCAGGAGCTCGGTCAATGAGAGCTTTACTATACCTCTGGATAGGCTTAGTCATTATCTGCGTCAGTTATGTGCCAGTACACGCACAGCCGATTGTTACTGAGTCTACTTCTAACAGTAAGACTAAGGTAGAGTCTCCTCCTCCGTCAGCTATCTCACCGTCTATTACGACCATCAATAACAAGATGTGTAGTAGCGGTGTGGCTGCAGCTGTGCAGACTCAAATCTTTGGTATCTCTATGGGTACTACTGTCAGAGACTCTAACTGTGAGATGATTATTAAGGCTGAGTCACTATTCAATATGCAGATGAAGACTGCTGCTGTGTCTGTGATGTGTCAAGATGCTGCTATTTGGTGGGCTATGTGGGATGCTGGTACATTCTGTCCAGTAGAAGGTAAAGTCGGTGTTGAAGCTAAGAACTACTGGCTGGACAACACTGCATTGATTCCAGACAGACCTAAGATAAAATGAGATGGTTGTTACGAATTGTCGGACTTTGTGTAGTATTACCGACATTATGTTACAGTCAGATAATCCAGCACAATATATCGGATGATGGCTATGCGAGAGTACCTCTGCAGTTCCCGTTTCCATATTATGGTCGGGTGTTCACAGAATCATATATGTTTAGTAATGGTGTTGTCGGCTTTTTAAACCCTACTAACCATTTCTGCTGTGAAGGTTACGACATAACACAGCCGAATCATCCGTTTAGCTTCGCTATCATGCCATTGCAGACGGACTTGATTAATTATAACGGCAGGTTCTTAACTGAAGGTACAACTACCTATCAGCGTTATAAGTGGGAAAACATCAGCGAATATGGTGCACCGCAGAACTTAAACACTTTCGGTGTTGAGATTAGACCGAGTGGCTATATCGGTGTTCATTACGAACAAATCAATATCAGTCCTTGGCGAAGAGTAACAATGGGTAGGACTGGAGATAGTTCACTGAACGAGTACACTTTGGACTATTACGGTGCTGGGTTCAATAGCAACCAAATTGTGTCGTATATTACACAAAATACTGGTGATTTATGCTTATCAGACCCGCTATCAAGTCCTAACTGTGCAGGATATGCTCAGGCTTATTTAACACAACAATGTGGATTGAATGCTTTATATGACGCAAGCTGTCCAGGATACACTCAAGCTTATTTCAATCAACAATGCAGCCTTAACCCGCTGTATGACAGAGGATGTCCTGGATACGAAACAGCTTATGCACTTGCTAATGTGGTCACACCATCAGCACCAGTTGTTTCAGCACCAGTACTTCAAGTCAGTACAACAGGCACAGTTAGTGTTGAAACTCCTGTCGTGTCTGACCCAGTTGTCAACGAAGTCATCACAAGACCAGTAAATGCAACAGTATCTGTTCAACAAACTAATCCGCAACCTGCAGCTCAAACAGCCCAAGCAGAACCAAAGGCGGAGAAGAAGACGGAAACTAAACCAGTGGCAAAGCAGGTTAGAAATGAAGTTAAGAATGAAGTCACGCAGACAGCACCAGTGATGACTGATGTACCGATGCAGACACAGCCACTGATGATTGTGGACATGATGTATCTAAAGATGGTGAAGAAGCCAATACAGGATAACAACAGAGGCTATTATGCCTTGATAATGAATAGTCAAAAAGCACACG